GAACGGCCCATACATCAATTAAAAGATTTGGGACACGCACCCGTACCTTCTAAGGGCGTCAATGATAACGTTAAGACTGTTCGGACACTTATTGACTGTTTGTCTTACGAGGTTACTCTTCGTAAGCATTCTGGTTATGATATGATCATATGGGCATCCTATTATCCCGAACTCGCTGGTGAAACCTGCGAGAGCGTGTATTACGCTGACTCCGACTCAACTTTTGTTGAAGTTGTGGGCAAGGATAAGGCTACTGCTGTATATAGGAATCAGATAGCCTGGGATTTTACCCCAAGTGACATCGTTTATATTGAAAACGAGGATCAGTCCGCTTTTACAGTTTATAATGTGATCAAATACCCTCAGCCCAGTTTACTGAAACAGGTCGTGTTTCTTTGTGCATTACAGACGGTCAATTTGCCTTATGCTATTGTCAATCGCCTGGTGCAGTGGACCAAAGGACATGACTTGTCTACAGTAGGGATTTCCACACCACGTCCGTGTAACAACGTGGTGCTAATCCCAAAGGACCCGGAACGCCCTTATACTCAGGACATATTAGTCATGAGCAATGGTACGCCGGGCTGTCCTACGGCTTCTATTAAGTATAGGGGCGCAACGTCTCCACGCTCTTGTGCTACGATAAGTACTGAGCTTTACGATTTCCTCAAGTCTGTTAATACGCAGGCCGGACGTCATTTGACCGTCCATGAGGTTATTAAACGTTTGGAGTTATACTCCGTGCGTGATGGGGACATTTGCGAACCAGGTTCAGCTGCGTACTGCGAACTGTTACGCACAGTCGCGTGGTGGGGTGAATTACCAAATGTAGTTTATTACGATGCTACAAAGCCTCGTACTACTTTGGCTCCCATCGAGGTTGAAACTGCTCGTGCGGTTTTAGCCGGTCCGCAGATTACTAACAACGGTCCGAGCGCGTTAGCTAAGACCGATGAGGCCATGGACGCTTATGTTACACATAAGATGGAGGGCTGCCGGAACGATACGGTTCCGTCGAAAGAATGGGTTAAGATTTCAGATTTGATACTGAACGCTTGGGTTGAGTGTATTGCCAAGGAAACAGGTATTGAGCCCAAGTCAGTTCAACTGGTGGATCGGGAGCAAATTCTCAACGCACGTAGCAAACGAATGCAACGTGCTCGCGAGATCACCGATGGCCTTGGGCCAAACGGTGGTGAGATTGGGCGCGCGGAACTTAAGTCCGAAGTTGTACATAAGACTAAGGAATGTCCGCGCGTTATTACCAATCCCAATTATGACGTTTCCGTCGCTTCAGGCAGACTCGGGAAGACTTTGGAGTTAATTTTGAAGAAGACACAGTGGTATAACCCTGGATTAACCCCACAAGAGCTCGCAGAACAGGTGGCCTCTTGCTATGAAATGAGTCGTATCCATGAGTCTAATTATGAGGGTGGTGGTGTCCGCGCTGTTGATTATACAGCAGCAGACGATTCTCATTCAAGCCATTCGAATCGCATCCTTCGCAAGCTAATTGAGCATTTTGTTTGGGAGGGGGACTTAGAGGAGGCACTGTTTATTTATGACAGTTGCTTCAACATGCCTACACAAGTAGGTCCAAAAGTTAAATCCACCCGTATGAAGAACGCTAGTGGTACCGGCATCACTACCGTATTAAACACGGGTGTTTTCTCTGAACGAGAATTAGAGACCACTGTTGTTGCTATGGTCTTTCGGTCCATGCTGGATTGCGGGGAAGTCTTAGGACAGGGTGACATTCCAAAGGAGTTAACCCATAAATTATTCCTTAGGCACCTCCGCATCATCCAAAACACTTGGGACTTGAACAAAATATGGCCACCGCCGTTTGACAAGTCTAAAATGGCCGTTATGCAGGCTTACGGCTGGATTGGACCCAAGTTTGGAGACGATGGGCTCGACTCCGCTACACCGTTCGTTAGTAACGAAATTTGGGAGTGTGCCATGTTATACGTAGACCGTATGGACGGTTTTAAACGGACTTTTGAGTTTAGTTCGGCTGTTAAGGAAGAGCCAGTAGAGTATCTGAGCCGGATCTATGCTTGTCCTAACCGTTCATTTTCATCCTTTTGCAAGGTAGAGAAAGCTATCGACAAGATATCGATTGCACTGAACCGCGATCGAGAACGTTATGTTCTTAAACTTCGAGGGTATTGGACCACCGACCGTAATACCCCTATCGTCGGAGCTTATATCACTGCCTTGGCTAATTTGTACGGCGTCGATCTGTGTCAGATTGGTGATGGGACTCCTATCACTTCTGAGGATAACATTCATT